GTAAGCCCTCAGTATATCTTGTTCCTGCCCTTGCATTTTTTTCAAGCCATTTTTGCATTGCATAAGCTACACGTAAATCATTAATTGTTGAAGAAACGCTTATTTCATCAATAGTACCAACAGCGTTTAAGGTACCATTAGGGTCTAAGTTAGCCGTAAAATCATCAACCGGATTTCCCTGCATGCCAGTAGTACCACCACCAGATGCATTATCGTCAAAAAATGCCTGAGTAGGTTGCGGCTGTTGGGCATTAGTATCAGAACGCAACCAATGCTGAGACCTATGAGAGGGGTTAGAATAGTTAACAGGTAAGCTAACGTCAGCCGTCATTTCAATAGGCAATGTAACGGCCTGACCCTTTTGTGCCCAAGGGAGACAGGAGGTAAAATAATCATGCTCCCAGGCACGAGACCGTTTTGTCATCAATTTAATAGTTTGCGGGCCATCTTGCTCACCATCATTGAGGTTCAACCACTCCTTAAACAAATCTTGATCATTACCAAATGTCTGCAAATTTTGGTATCTGAAATACTCAAACCAAATCATTTGATAGGCTGCAAAGGGTAAGGCACTGAACCAGAAGGGGCCGTTGTCTTCGTCGGCCCATAAGCCAAGAGGAATCCCCATATAATCAGCAAGCGAACCAACTCGGACATTATTCTCATCAGACTCGAGGTGGGTATAGACACGCGGCGGCGTGACCGGGTTCTGTTCATAGTATAAATTTGGTGGTGAAATAAATTTTTCCCAATGTTCCCAAAGTATACGGTTAGGAACAAAAAAGTGGTGAGTAAATATCTCCACTTTATGCATAATAGGTGCGACCATCGGCATCATTCGTAACATAGCCTCTGTATTAATAACAAATTTATCAGAAGGTAATGTTTCTTGAACTAACACCGGAATGAGCTCACCCATATTTAATGTAGTCTTGTGATCGTGGGAGAGATCGAACCAAGAATAATTCGGCGTTTTTATCTGAACGCTTTCAAATTGATTAGCCATTTGTAAGTGGTTTATAAGTTAACACTTGCAACATACGTTGCATTGTATCGTACAGTAATTGAGCACTTTTTTTATCGGGACAACCGATAGCATAAGCCTCGTTAACCGGGTTATCTGCGTCCATATCACACAGATATATTTGTACCTTGAACCTGTTAAATTCATCAGGTATCATATCAACACTTACTTTGTCTGCCATTTTTTTAAATATTAATTAGTTTTTAAAATGCCCCCTTGCGGGGGCGTTACATTACATCCTTATACCTCCACGGGCGACAGTAATAAACTTACTAAGCCTACGAGTACCGCGACCATGACCACCGCGGGCATGTTGATGGAAATGGCGATGTGAACGACCATGACCACGTCTTTTTTGAAATCTCATAATTAAAGATTTTATTTTTTACCATTTGGCAGAATTTCGACGATCTGCATACGTCCAAGTAGATAGTATCTAACGACACTTGATACGCTAGAATCGCCTGTAACAGGCCTTTATGAATGGGCTTAAACTAAATAGTTAGTCCAAATTGTCAACCGTATTGTTCCCTTCCGGAGTGACCAGTAAATCAAAGAACTTTTACAAATCTAATGAAAAAAGTTTAATAATGTACCCCAAGGTATTTTATCAAGGCCTTCTTTTTCCGAGATATTTTTTGCACGGAAATTTTTTAAATCATATGTGCCTGATTCCATATTTGTGAGTAACGTTTGTGCCGCACGCTGTTTTATAGTTGCTTCCAAATCAGATAGAGTATAAGGTAATTTTTGCTGATCAGCCTGTAACTGCCATTTTTTAAATTTCTGCTCAAGTTCAAATGCACCTTGATTACGTACCTCATTATTAGCAGCAAATTGCAATTCTTGTTTTTGCTTATTTACACCGAGACGAAGAGCATCAACATTATAATCAAGACCGCGCGAAGCCAATGTATTTTGTAAACCTTTACCTGTAACATCGAGTACTTTGAGTGCCTTGTCAACGGCAAGATTTTCATTTTGTATTTTAATATTATCTATCTCAGCACGTTGTTTTTGAATACCAAGCATAGTAAGAATACCATTTGCCAAATCAAAGTGCGGAGGGGTACCGGGGTTAGCATTACTCCCAGCACTCCTTGTTTCAGGAGCGTTAGGGGCAGATGCATGAGCCATTTGAGAGGCATCAATAGTAGGGCCATTGTTCATTTGGCCATAAATAAGATTAGGATTAAGACCAGCATCTTTAAATCTCTGCATTTGTGCAGCAGGTGAGTTATACTGATTTTGCATATCCCAGAGACCTTTATTATAGGTATTCTGTTGATTCCACATCTGTTGATTGTACGCATTTTGGACGTTCCACATGTCCATATTATACGCCTCCTGATGGGCGCGATCTTTAAGAGCGTCATCACGCTCTGTATTATATTGGTCTTGTTGGTTCTTACGATTACGATCATTTTGCCACATTTGGAAACCTCCATTGATAAGAGAGCCACCAATAGACCCGATCATTCCAAGGGCTCCCATTGACGAGCCGGAACCACCACCGCCGAGTTCTGCGCCTGATGCCATATTATGTTTTTTTAAAAGTTAATAATCTTGCCCCCGATACCCCCCATAATCAAAGGGGGGTTAATTACCGCCGAGACGGCGGGCTATTTGTCTAAGGCCTACGCGGCCGGCGGATATGGTTTATAGGGAGGTAAGTTATAGTGGGGGGTGACCCCCCCACTACCCCCCCTGCGGAACTACTTCGTAGTTCTGTTTATGAATACGCTAATCGCTTGAAGTAACATATTATGAATAATTGTTACTGTCAATTAGCACTATAATATCAAGGCTATATAGTGCCGGGCTGCCTCTGGCCAGCCTTTATTGCTTCGCTAACCTCATTCTTCAGATGCTCCGCTCTTTTGCTGGCCTGATCTGCAGCCCACGCCTTTTGGCGTTTCTTATTGGCTTCAATTCTATCAGCCAAATCTTTGTTGAGTTGTTCAACATCGCGATTAGCTTTTTTTACAATATCTTCTTGTTCTGTTAAATCCATCCTACGTATATCAGGATAATCAATATCACCAGAATAATAATGTGATGATAATTTTTCCATCGGTAAACCTCTGGCATACCGCTTCAAGATTTCAGCAGGTGTATAAGTTTGATCTGGTATTGTTTTCGAAGGTTTATTAGACCTTTCAGGGGTATTATGTGATTTGTTCCACGTGGAACATGTTCGTATACGAACTATTTTAGTATTTGCCATACAATTAAAGTTTATCAATACAATTAATATGTTTTTGTGATAATTTAAATTTTTCTTCGGCTGCAAATTCTGAACGCAGCCGATACCACTCAGAGAGTGAACCAGCCTGTTCTACTTGTTTCTCATGAACCTGTTGTCGTAACTCCTGTTGCTCTAAATTTAGATAGTCGCGTTGCTCCTGTGTGAATATCTTATCCCTGTAATAACGAGGCAAGGCGGCAACAACGCCACCTTGCTTTACTGTGAAAGAAGCCTTATTTGTTATATGCCAATTAACCATATCTAATGTTAAATATGATATTCCTAAATGTTTAGACATTAAACTGAACTCCCTTACACGATCGTCATTAGGATGCATAGGTACTTGACGCTCCTTACTTATATATTTTAAAGTATATGCAATAGACGCACCAGAGACTTGCCCAACATGAATCTCACCATGTGGCCACGCCGCTTTAATATCCTCTTGATCTACGCCGAATATAATAGCATGATAATGTGGTCGATACGTCTTACTGCCATATTCGGCAGCTACATAATACTTACATTTTTTACCACTATTAAACCTCATACGCTTCATAAATAATTGAATATCTCTTTTATCGACTGTCATAAATTTCTTAGGAGTTATCGGGACGTGATCAGAATCATAAGTTAAAGTAACAAACAGACCGCCACACCAATGGCGATCTTCCGCTTGTAACCTCATAACCCAACCATTAATGCGGCGCTGCCTACACGCATTGCATTTGCCACAAGGCACTATTTGGTAACCATCCATTCGGATAACTCCATTCTCAGTCTTACGCGCTTTAATACGCATAGGCATGCTGCAACTCACATGAGCCCGGGTGTACCGTACCGGGGCAACGGCCTGCGCGCCTTAATCTGATGATAGATATGAGCAATAATACTACGAGTACCAGCAACATCAGGGTCAACAGCGAATATGCGCGACGATGGTTTACATACAACAAAATCCTCATTTAATGCAGGTGGTGAAGCCGGTTCAAAATCCCTA